TCGGTGCCGCAATGGACCGCATGTCCATTTACCGGGGGAATTTTTTCTCGCTGGTTGATTCCTGATTGCCCCTAATCCCGCCGATCTACCCCCGGTGACCGCCCTCGAGGGCCAGATCACCCCCAGGTGATCGCCGACGAGGGCTATTTTTCACCCCTATAAAGGCGCCCCACGCCTGCCGAGCGCTCCCCAGGATCAGCTACAACGCTCCTCGGGGAGCGCGGGGGAGCGATCATGGAGCAGGTGGGGCCGGTTGATTACGTCGTGGCGACCTATGAGGAGATCCGCCTGCGGTTCGGCCTGGGCGGCACCGATCAGGCCAGGATCAAGGCCAAGCGGCGGAAATGGGAGGCCGAGCCGGTGAACCATCCCGGCGCCGTCACCCGCATCCGGGTTCCTCGGGATGCCTGGGATGCGGCGGCGGCCGAGATTGAACGGGCTCGCTCCCGGGGGAGCGCTCCCCTTGATCCAGATCAATCCCACAGGAACAAAGTGCTAATCGACGCGGTTGCAGCCTTCCGCGAAGCGCAGGAGCGCTCGGGGGAGCGGGAGGAGCGGCTCCGGGGGGAGCGGGATGCGGCGCTAGCGGAGCTCGGGGAGCAGCGCACCCGGGCGGCGGTGGCGGAGGCGAAGCTCGAGGCGGCCGAGGCGATGCTCGCAGAGGTTCGTGACGCTTTGGTTGAAGCGAAACGCCCAATATGGCACCGCTGGTTCTGGAAGTGATGCGCTTGCAGCCTAGCGCACGTTCTGTTTTCGTTCGCTTATGCAGAAGCGATTCCCCGACCGCGCCATCGTCCGCTTCCCGCCTGGGATGCTCGCCCGGGTCGAGGCTGTCCTCCGTCCCGGCGAGGATCGCGGCGCCTTCATCCTCGCCGCCACGGCGGCGGCGCTGCGGAAGGTCGAGCAAAGAGAAGGCCGCCCCCTGGTCGGGGAGCGGCCGAAGGTTCCAGGATAGTCGCCATTCAGGTTGCCCCCATGCACAAGGGCGCCTGTCCCAACTCCTGCCGGCCGCCGTGGTTCGAGCGGCAGCGGCATCTTCTACCTTCCGTTCCGGAACGCGATTAGCGGAGGGCTGAGGCTGCCCTGCACAAAGAGAAGGCCGCCCCCCTAGGCTGGGGAGCGGCCGTAGTTTCATGGAGACAAAACAACAGGAAGGCTGCCCCCTCGGGAGGGCACGCTTGTTCAACTTCTGCCGGCCGCTGAGGTTTTAGCGGCAGCGGCAATTCGTCCTGACTGAAGCGGCGCCGGAGGCCCCCTAGCCCTCGTCAGCCGACGCGATCTCTTTGCGAGCTTCCGTGATCTCATCATCCGACACGTCGAGGATCTTCAGCGCGACGTTGTGCAATGCCTTCCCGAGTCCAGTGCTGAGGGCCAGTGGGCTGACCGGCAGATTGTGGGTGTCGAATTTCACCGCGACGATCCAGCCGCCAAAAGCGTCCTCACCGGGGACCCCACAGGGTTCAATCTCAAGGAAGACGCCGGGCGACATCTCGACCACGCCCGTGCCGTCTTCGTCGCAGTAGCAAATCTGCCAGTCACGTTCACGGGCCAGGGCGGCGAGGGGGGTGTTGCAGGTTTCGACAGACATGGCTGTGGTCCTTTCGTTCGTTTTCAGCCGACGTGCTCGATGAGCCATTCGCCGTATTCCCTCACCGCCAGCCGCATATCCTCGCCGTTTGGCTGGTGCTGCCATTCGTCGGTAATAGCCAGGAGCTTGAAGGCGGCCGCCGCGCGCACCCCGGTTGCGGCGACTTGGTCGATATCGAGCCCGGCCGCCTTCGCCTCGATCAGCGCCGCCGTGATCTGCCCGAACAGCGAGGCATGGGCTGAATCCGGGAAGCCATTGATCCGGCAATGGGCCTCGTATTCCTCGTCGCTGGCGTCGCCTGTCATGCATGTGACTCCATTGGTTTCGTCACGAAACGCTGGTTTGCGGACGGCATCAAGCCGGATTGGCAATACTTCCTAAGCATCCGGTCAGCATTGACCGGGGACCGGCCATGATTACTTCCGCACGCCAATATCCGACCGGCCTCCGGCAGCGGCCGGTCGCCGCTGATTATTTGGCCGACCGATGCCCTGAAAGCCTCCAGCGGAAGAACTGTAGCATTGCTTTTCCCAGAAAGGTAGTGCTACAATTCACCCATTGGAGGCTTATCGCTTGTCAATCGATCCTGATGCCGTCCCGAAATATCTCAGTCAGCCGGCGAGTAAGGCTGCAGGCATTTCGATCTCCACCCTATCCAACTGGGTATTCCGAAGCCCCCCGGCGGTGCCGCTGGGGCCGGATGCTGAGGGGCAGAAGCGGGGCAAAGGCAACCCGCTGTTGTTCAGCTTCAACCGCGTCCTGCAGATCGCTCTGACAGCGGAGCTGGTCGACTACGGCTTCAGCCCTCGGCAGGCGGCCGAGATGGTCTTCCCGTTCACTGACAGGACCTCTGCCTACGAACCTGGGGCAAGTGGATGGAGCGAGGAGCCTTACCAAGAGATCGCCAAGCGTCTGCGCATGCCGGGAAAACTGTTTCCAGTCGGGCAAACGGTGCTGGTTATCAGCAAAGAATCCGCGGTCGGCACGGTCGTTAACGTGCGTGATGACACGGTCTTCAAGGACGTTCTCCCGCCTGATGGTAAAGGCGTCCTGCTGATCCCCATCGACCCGATTTACTGGCGCGTGCGAGATGCACTGGATGCCTATGAGAAGTCGCTCGCTGAGACGAAACAGCGAACGCCTCAAGGCGCCTTCTGAAATGCCGGCGGGAACGGCATGGAACGCTGTGAAGCGTCCTGGCCCTTTGATGGACCTCCCGCCGCAAAACCAAACCCTGCTCGGGGCGTCCGCCGGTTCTAGGCGAGCCGGACCAAAGGTGGCCGGGGCCGAGCGGGGTGGGGTTCCTATGACCCCCGGCCACCACGCCTTTTAGGAGGACGCCATGCCTGATGCTTTCGCTACCCGTGCCGACGATGTTTCCGCGCCGGCCCGGTATACGGTCGCGGTGACGCCGAGCGACACCACCGACCTGCCCGACGTGCCCAAGGCGCTCTACGTCGGCGGCGGCGGTGACATCGCGCTGATGGCCGCGGCGGACAACACCGCATGCATCTTCAAGGCGGCGCAAGCCGGCTCGATCCTGCCGATCCGCGTGAGGCGCGTCCTGGTGACCGGCACGTCAGCAACGTCCCTCATTGCCCTCTACTGACCCCACCGCCGACCGGCGCGATGCCGGCCAAGCCCTTCGACGGAGAACACACATGCGCACGATGCGCGACATTCTGAGCCGCCAGGAAGAGATCCGCGTCGAGATGCGCGCCCTGCACGAATCTGCCGGCACAGACGGCAATCTCGCGCCGGAGCAGCAGGCCCGCTGGACCGAGCTCGAGGGCGAAGCGACCGGCCTACAGACCCGGCAGCAGCGGCAGGCGACCCTCGACGATGCGGAACGCCGCATGCAGGGGCAGCCCCTCGCCGGCACTGGCGACCGCAACCTTGACCGCGAGCTGCGCAGCTTCAGCCTGGTGCGCGCCATTGCCAGCCAAACGCCAAACTTGAACGTCGATGCCGGCCGCGAGCGCGAACTGTCGCAGGAAATCGCCCGTCGCGCCGGCCGACCGTTCAGCGGCATGGCCGTGCCGATGGCGATCTTTCAGCAGCCGGTCGAGCAGCGGACGATGACGACCGGCCTCCCCGCCGGCGGGCCGGGCTCCAACCTGATCGCCACCGACTTCCGTGGTGACCAGTACATCGACCTGATGCGCGAAGCCCTCGCCATCCGCCGCCTCGGCGCGCGGGTCCTGTCGGGCTTGGTCGGCAACGTCGCCATCCCCCGCCAGACGCAGGCGACAACGGCGGCATGGGTGAACGAGGACAGCCCGATCCCGATGTCGGACATGGCTTGGGATCAGGTGAACCTGACGCCGAAGCACGTCGGCGCGCGGACCGAGTTTTCCAGAAATTTGTTGCTTCAATCTTCGCCCGACATCGAGACGCTGGTTCGCCAGGACTTCGCCGCGGTGCTGGCGCGCGAGGTCGACCGGGCGGCGGTGAGCGGGACAGGGGCGGCGCCATACCCGCGCGGCATTCTGAACACCGCTGGCATCGGCAATGTCACCCTGGGCACCAATGGCGGCGCGCTGAGCTATGACGCGATCATCGACCTGATCGGCCAGGTCGAGGACGCCTACGTCGCCGGCACGAATGCGGGCTTCCTCGGCAACCGCAAGATCAAGCGCGCGGTGCTCAAGATGAAGAACACCACGGGCGACCCCTACGGCGCAAACGTAGTGTTCCAGGGCATCAACCAAGTCTACAGCGACGTTGTTCCTAGCAATATAACTAAAGGAACTTCGGTCGGGCTGCTGTCGGCGCTGATCTACGGAAATTGGTCGGACCTGCTGGTTGGTTATTGGAGTGAGTTTGATCTTCTAGTCAATCCGTATGAAGGTGTTGCTTATTCGAAAGGTAATGTTCAAGTCAGGGGCATGATCACGATGGACGTTACTGTCCGTCACCCGAAGAGCTTCGCCGTCATCGCAGACGTGGCGACCGCCTGATGGACGCGACGCGCTTCCCCGATGTCGTCGAGATCCGTGCGGCGCCGGAGATGCGCGTCGCCTTCGGCCGCAAGCTGGAAGGCTATGCGGCGATCTTCGACCAGCCGACCCGGATCGCCAACTTCTCGGAGGTGGTCCGGCGCTCGGCCTTCAACGCCTCCCTGGCGTCGGATGCAGACGTCATCGCCAACGTCGACCACGACAACGGCAAATTACTTGCTCGCCGCCGTTCGGGAACGCTTCGGCTGGCCGCCGATACCAAGGGGCTGTTCTTCTCCCTCGACGTCCCGCAGACGCATCTCGGCTCGGACATCCTGGCCCTGGTGGAGCGCGGCGACATCGGCGGGGCGAGCTTCGCCTTCCGCACGAAGAAGGACGCCTGGACTACCAAAGACCAGCGCGAGCTGATCGAGGTCGAGCTCCTCGACGTCGCCATCTGCCAAGCCTACCCGGCCTATTCCGGGACGGAGGTTTCCGCCCGGGCACGGCAGCTCGCCGCCGGCCATGAAGCCATCGCCGCGCTTCGTCGGCGGCGCACAATGGGGATTCTTCTCTAATGCCCGGCTTTATCTCCCGGCTGTTCGGCCGCACCGCGCCAGTGGAGACGCGCGACGCCGGCAGCATGACGGAATCATTCGCCAAGGCGTTTGGCGTTTCCGCGACGCGCTCGATGCAGCACGTCAATCCGCGGCTGGCGGAAAACCTGTCGACGGTGACCGCCTGCGTCGGGGCGGTCGGCTCCGCGCTGGCAAGCTGCCCGCCCTTGGTCTACCGGCGCGGCGACACCGACCGGGTGGAACTGCGGGACCATCCCGTGGCGCGGCTCGTGCGCCGGCCAAACCCGCACCAGACATGGCCGGACCTGATCGAGTGGGTAGTCACCCAGGCCATGCTGGCCGGCAATGCGATCTGCCTCCTCGAGCATGACAACGCCGGCCGGGTGACCGGCTTGGTGCCGATCCCCTGGAGCAATGTGCAGGTGTCCCTGCTGCCCTCCGGGCGCTTGGCCTATGACGTCGTGCAGTACCAAGCGCCATGGGGCGGCACAGGTCGGCCGCGGCGGTTGCTGGACGGCGAGGTATTCCATCTCCGCGACCGCAGCGACGATGGGCTCGTCGGCCGCTCCCGCATCTCCCGCGCCCCTGACGTGCTGGCAAATGCCAGTGCCCTACAGGACTGGTCGGGCGCGGTATGGCGCAACGGCGCGACGCCATCGGGGGCGTTGAAGCATCCCAAGAACCTGTCGGACGGTGCCGTCGATCGGCTGCGCGCCCAGCTCACCGAACGCTTTACCGGCGCCCACAACGGCGGGCAGACGCTGGTCCTCGAGGAAGGGCTCGAGTGGCAATCGCTCTCGATCAACCCCGGCGACGCCGAGGTGCTGGCGTCGCGGCGGTTCACGGTCGAGGAGCTCTGCCGGCTCTTCCAGGTGCCCCCGCCGATCGTGCAGGACCTCAGCCACGGGACGTTTACGAATTCCCGCGAGGCCGGCCGCTGGTTCGCGCAATTCAGCCTCGCGCCCTGGGCACGGAAGATCGAGGCGGAGTTTGCCCGCAGCGTCTTCGGCGCCAGCAGCGCGGATTGCTCGCTCGAGATCGACATGTCGGCGCTGCTGCGCGGTGACGCCGAGAGCCGCTGGCTGTCGCACAAAATCGCGGTCGAGGCCGGCATCCTCGATCCCAACGAGATCCGCGAGATCGAGGGCTGGAATGCACGGCCGGTCCAGCCGCCACAGGAGGCCACGGTCGATGCCGCGTAGGCCACTGCCATGAAGCAGGCGCTGCAACCCAAACTGGCCGATCGCCTGTCGCGCATCCTCGGGATGCTGGGTAGCGACTATGACGGCGAGCGGGCTGCGGCAGGGCTGAAGGCCACGCAGTTACTTCGAGAGGCCGGGCTGACCTGGGATGACCTGGTGCGGCCTGGCCCGGCTCCGGCGCCGTCTCCGGAGCCACCCATGGGGTTCAGGATGCGGGCGATGCAGGCGCTGACGCGGGGCGCCTTCCTGACCGACTGGGAGCGGAAGTTCCTGGGAAGCATCGCTCGGCAGGCCCGGCCGCTTTCGCCAAGGCAGCAATCGGCCCTCGTCCGAATCGAGGAGCGGCTCGGGTGAGAGCCGTTGCCGCCTCGGGCGATTGGACGCTAACGTCCAGAATTGACGAACCCCCCGTAGCTTGGCGGCAGAGGGGGGTTCGCTGATCGAAACGACTTCCAAACCACCCCGAGGGGAGGACGGCAGTGCTTTGTCTAACGTAGGCGACCCCCGGGCGCCCCGCAACACCCCTGTGCGGTGCGGTCCCGCATGACCGGGCTCACAATCCTTCGTGCCCATGAAGGGCGGCGGCTGGCGAAGCGGTTCGAGCAGGCCGCGAAGCAGGGCTTCGTCACCCGGCACGACTATGACAAGGCGACGTGGTTCTCGGCCGAATCCGTGACCGTGGCCGACATCCATGCCCTGCACCGGCTGCTGCTGCGGATGGAAGCGGACCCCGGCGCCTGCGTTATCCGCGGCGAGGCGGCCCCCGAGACCGACCGCAGGCGGACCCGGCGCAACACGGCGGCCTTCCCTGAGACCCCGCGAACCTGGGTCATGCTCGACGTCGACGGCATGCCCCTGCCGGCCGGCTGTAGCGTCCTGGCTGACCCGGCCGATGCCGCCCGGACCCTCCTCGACCTGCTCTCCGCCCATGCCCCGGAGCTCGAGGGCGTGGCGGCGGTGGTGCAGTTCTCCTCCTCCGCCGGGCTGGACGAGCTAGGCGAGGCCGCTGCGGCGGTCGGGCTGCCGAACATCTGGCGGGGCGTGGCGAAGCAGGGCGTTGCCGCACATGTCTGGTACTGCCTGACGCAGCCAGCGGGCGAGGCCGAGATCAAGCGGTGGATGGCGCCGTTGAAGGCCGCCGGGCTGAAGCTGGATTCGCGCCTCGCGCAAAGCGTCCAGGCTCACTACACCTCCGCCCCGATCTTCAATGGCGGGTTGCATGACCCGCTCGCCGGGCGCCGGACGCTGCTGATCGAGGGCGACGAGGACGCCGCCGAGCTGGTCATCCCGGCCGAGCCAGAACGCCCCCGCTACACCCCCGGGGAAGGCCCTGGGGCGGCCGGAGCGGGGCGGGGCTATGTCGCCTACCTCGACGAGATCGGCGGCCCTGACGGCTTCCGCGCGGCGATGCTCCGGGCGACCTCCTCCTTCGTGGCGACCAACTGGCCGCACCCCGACCTCGAGGCGCTGAAGGCCGACATACGGGCCCGGATCGCGGCAGCCGACCCCGGCGGGCGACCGGCGGCGGTATTGCATGAATATGCATCCGACCGCCACCTCGGCAGCCTTATTCAATGGGCGATGACGCAGGAGGGCGCCAAGCGGGCGCAGCAGCAGGCCGAGGCCGAGCGGCCGGTCGAGCCGACCTTCCCGGGCCGAGGCATCCCCCTGGCAGCGGCGGAGCGGCAGGCGGCAAGGGCGACAAGGGAAATCGCTATGCGGCAGCAGCGCGGCGAGGCTCCCGAGGTCATGCTCCGGATGACGGTGGGGGGCGGGAAGTCCGAGGTGGCCATTGCCGCCACCTCTGCCCTGTTAGACGCCGCCCATGCCGGCGGGCGCGAGGGCGCATTGTACTATCTCGTACCAAGGCATGACCTCGGCGGCGAGATCGTCGGGCGGATCGCCAAGGCCCACCCCGGCCGGAAGGTGGCGATCTGGCGCGGCATGGATCAGCCGGACCCCGAGGCCAAGGGCAAGGCGATGTGCCAGGACCCGGAATTGCCGCGGCTGGCAGGGGCGGCCGGACTGTCGGCGACCGCCGCCTGCGGCGCCTGTCCGCTGCGCTTGCAATGCGGCTACCGCCGGCAGCGGGGGCAGGATGCCGAGGTGTGGGTCCTCGCCCATAACGCCGCCTTTAACCGCCTCCCCGCCGCGCTGCCGGATGCGGCGGTGGTGGTGATCGACGAGGCGTTCTGGTCGGCCGGGCTGGCCGGCACCGATGGCCCGCCAGTGCAGATGGCGGTGTCGGCGCTGACGGAACAGCGCACCGGCAACATCACCGGCATGAACCGCCTGCGGCTGCTGGAGCTGCGACGGCTGATGGCGGCGGCCCTGGAAGCCATGGGCGAGGGCGGGCTCACCCGCGCTGGCTTTGAGGCCCTGGGCATCACCGCCGCCGCCGCCGAGGAATGGCGCGGGCTGGAATGGATGACCGCGCCGGCACCGGGCCTGGATAAAGGCATGGACCGGGACGCCATCGCCGAACGGCTGCGCGAGGCCGCCGGCAGCGGGTTCAACCGGCACCGGCCCCGGCTGGCGAAGTTCGTCGCCGCGCTGCTGGCCGGCACCGATGCCCGCAGCGTCAATGCCCGGCTGATCCCCGATGCCGACCTCGGCCGAGGCCAGGGCACCGGCCCGGCGGTGCGGTTCGCCTGGCGGCAGGACTTCTCCGAATGGGTCGCGGCGGCGCCGAAGCTGATCCTCGACGCCACCACGCATCCCGAGGTGGTGCGCCAATGGCTGCCGCGGGTGGAGGTGGTGGACATCGAGGTTCAGGCGCCACAGCAGCGGGTGCGGCAGGTGGCCGACCGCGAGTTCGGGCGGGCCTTCTTTACCCAGAACGCGAGGAATGTCGGGCGCCTGGCCGACCTGGTGACGGTGGAGCTGGCCGAGGCCGGCGACGGCGAGGTCCTCGTCATCGCGCAACAGGCGGTGGAGGAGGCGCTCGCCGACGAGCTGCGCCGCCGGGTGGCCGATGACCGTCTGCCGGATGGCGGGACAGGCATGCCGGCCCGGCTGCACCTCGCCCACCATGGTGCGATTACCGGCCTCGACCGCTTCGGGCAGGTGGCGCGCATCGTCGTCGTCGGACGGCCAGCCATGAACCGGCGGGACGGCGAACGGCTGGCGGAGGTGATGCAGGGTCGGGCGGCGGAGGTGGCGGCCGAGGAGGACAGCCAGTGGCCGACCGTGGTCGGGGGCATCCGCATGGCGGACGGCACCGGCCATGCAGTGCGGCAACCACGCCATCCCGACTCCCAGGTCGAAGCCCTGCGGTGGAGCGTCACCGAGGGCGCGGTCCTGCAGGCGATCGGCCGGGGGCGCGGGGTGCGCCGGGCGGTGCAGGTGACGCTACTGGCCGCGCTGGCGCTGCCGCTGACCGTGGCCGAGGTCCTGACCTGGGACGAGGCGGCGCCCGACCGGCTGACCCTGGCCCTCGCCGAGGCCGCCATCAATGGCCGGGCACTGCCGCTGGCACCGGCTGATCTGGCAATGGCGCGGTCCGACCTGTTCCCGACAGCGAAGGCGGTCGAGCGGTACTGCTCAGAGCGGGGAAGGACCCCCCAAACCCTTATAGGAGATACTTATAAGCGTTTGGGGGGTCCTAGCCCGCATATCCAGGCGCGGTACCGGAAGCCGACCGCCCGCAGTTGGTCCCTAGCCCTAGTCCCGCCGATCGACGGCCGGGCCGCCCTCGAGGCGCTGATCGGTCCGCTGTCGGCATTTGAGTTCATCCCACCCGCTGCTGCCCCTGCCGAGGAACCCGCCATGCCGCCTGCCAAGCCACCCGAGCAGGCGCGGGTGTCGCCTGAAGCCTTCGGGCTGCGTCCGGCGCTGCCCCATAAGCGCGGGGTCGAGCCGTGGGAGGACGGCCCCGAGGACGGCATGTGGACCCCCGCGGACGTGCTGACGGTGGCCTCGCCCAAGGGCGTCCGGCGCATGGTGCTGGGCGATAGGAGGAGCGGGGATGTCTATGTCGTCCCCGCCTCGGGTCCGTGCTGGACGTCGGACGACGAGCGGATGGCGCGGGACTGGCTGGCCCGGACCCGGGCCGCCTGAAGCCACAGATGGCGGAACCGTGAGCGGAACGAAAAATCTCTCCGGATCGGTGCCGCAATGGACCGCATGTCCAATTACCGGGGGAAATTTTTCTCGCTGGTTGAGTCCTGAT